TCTTTATATTTAACTGAAAAGCAAATGCCTTAATTATCCCGGCCAGATAATAAAATCTTTTAGTGTCATTCCAGTCTAAAGGAAGCGGAGCGATATCAATTGCCCTGCTTGGTTGTTGATTATGTTTGCCGTCTGGGTATTTAACCTTGCTTTTTCCTTCAAAAAACGCTTTGTTTTGCTCGATTTCACCTCTATGCCCTGTGATTATATGGATTGGAATAACTTGCGCAGAATGGGCGATTAAAAGCCTTAATGATGGGTGAACTTCTAATAGCTTCTCGACATTTTTAATTTCTTTTACTTCCATAATTAATCCGGTATTGAAATTTTCGCGTTATCGTTGTAAATCCAGTTTAAAGATTCTGGTAAATGCTCCATGCTGTTCTTTGCAATTATTCGACAAACATTTCTTGCTTCAATGATGTATTTTTCATCTTTGGTTTGCTCGTAAATCTTTCTTAGGCAATTGGCAATATTAGATAAATAAGCGGCGGCACCTGGGCGCATATCAAGAGCATCACGCCAATGGCCTATCGATCTTTCCCAATTGCTATACCTCATCATTATGTCGGCACACATCGCTACAATTTCGGATGAATTTGGGCAAGCTGCAATTGCCTGATTAATATACTCTTCTATCTTTGGCATACCCAACTCGTGAAATGTTTTTCTATTTAATTCATAATTAGCTTTCCACGCAAGAGGGTTTGACTGATAAAACTCAATTGAATCTTTGTATTTTTTCTCTGAAAATGCCATATAACTTTGCTTGATAGCTAACATTTTCTTTTTGATTTCTTGATAATCATCACATTCAAATGGAAGCACTTCGCCTTTAATACACATATAGGTATCATCATAAAGAGTAAAATTTTCTTTGATTATTTTCAATCCACATTTCTTTAAAATTGATTTAAAGATTTTTCGTGTCCACTGGTTAATGTGGTCGGGGTGATAATAATATTCGATGTCGTTATTACATGGCCCAAAGTTGTAAAACATATCAAACCAAATCGGTACACTAATATAAATAACTCCATCATCATTTAAACAATCGATATACTTCTTTAAATATAAATCAAAATCCATTTGGTGTTCAGCGACCTTATATAAAGCGATCATGTCGTATTTTTTAGTGTCGTCAAAATCTTCCGTGAGCTTTAAACCGTACTCGTGATATGCATTTCTGCGATAAGCGATATCCCATTCAGTGCCATGTAATTCGGCATTTGGTAAAACAGATTTAAACCAAGTAAGAAACATTCCAAACGCTGCGCCAACATCACACACAACAAATTTTTCTTTTTTGCTCCATCTTTCAAAATACTCACTTAAAAAAGCATGATGATAATTCAGTTTCTTTTGACCTGAAAAAAAGTTTCCAGAATTCGGGGGATTCCTATAGTCGGCGTTGTAATACTTCTTAATTTCTTCTATTGATTTATATTTGTCTGGATACGAAACCATTGCACAAGTCTTGCAGATACACATGCCTTGTGGTTTGATTCTCATACTATCGATATTTTCCCAATTATTTGTTCGACAATTTATGCATTCCAAAATTTACTCCTTTATTATTCTAGATAATTGATTTAATTCTCTTGGTAATATCCCATGGATTGTATCTCTAAATATTTTACCATGTGACTCTTTATATTTACTTAAACAAATGTGCTTCTCAATAACCATTGCACCATATTTTTTTACCGCTTCAACACAAGCACTTATTCCAATAGTGTGATCTGAATAGCCAAAGCTAGTATATTGTTTTTGAAAAAACTCTAAGTGATGTAACGCTGTTTTCTCTGGTAAGTAATCGCTGGCATATAGAGCGCAAGCATTTAGTAATTTAGGGAATTCAGCACGACCGTTTTTCATTGAAATAAAATAGTTAAATTGATCACACACTTCTATTTCCCGATCGGTCATATTATTGGTTTGACCAGCAGCAAGCTTGTTAAACTTTTGTCTTGCTCTAACATTTACAAAACCTTCGCAAAAAATAGAAAAGAATAATGGAATATTTATTTTATCAGCGTAATCCATTAATTCCAAAGCTTGATTTTCGTTTAGCTGGCAATCACGATAAAAGTTTTTAGACATTGAACCTTTAATTATTTTGTAATCAAACAATTGTCCCTTAACTAAATCAGCACCGTTGTTTTTAGCCTCGTAAATTAATTCTTTGGCCATATCCAAATTGCCAAAATGTGCATTTCCAAAATCAGTAATTAGTATAACCATTAAAAACTACTCTCTTTTATAAATAGATCAAATTCTAAATCTCTTTTTCTTTTTATTTCAGAATGCTTTTTAAAATCCATTTTTGCCCTTTCGATTTCAGACAATTTACCTCTATTCATTTTTTGAGCAAGATTTTCCTGATATAAAATATTGTTTCCTGAATTATCTAAAGGCGAAGGAATTTTTATTTTGATTATTTTTCTAGCTGTTTCGATTAAAGACCTTTGAAGTCTTAAAAATAGGTTGACAATTTCAGGAGGATTTAAGTCATGTTTAGCAAGGTCAGACATGTCCGCTTGAATCCCGTAAAGAGCTTTTTTAATCGAAGCAATATCTTTATTCCTATAACAAGTAGCTAGGAAATCATTCCAGTTTCCAGAAGAAAAATTATTCTTTAAATTAATCAAAGATATGTTTGGCCATTTACGCTCCATGCTTTTCCTCAATTTCTTTTTTTAATATTTCTCTTTCTTCTAAATTTGTATTGCTCATGCTGTTTTGATGTTGCCTATAAAACCACAAAGGTTTGTAAAAATAGCCAATTTTAATTCTGTCTTTCGCTCTTAAAAAGAAGTCATATCCCTCATATCCTCTAAGTTTTTCAGAAAATTTAATGAAGTTCATTTCTTTTCTATTAAAGATCGCTCCACCTATATGATGAAACTCGTTAGGTTTTTGAATTTGATTACCGCAGTAGACGGCATCGTAACCCTTTTTTGAAATGTAATTTAAAATTGTAAAAGCAGAATCTTGATATTGAAAATAATCATCTGCATCCATTCTTAAAACATATCTTCCTTTTGCTTGTTCAAGGGCGATGTTAGAAGATGCGGCAAGGCCAATGTTTTCTTTATTTTTAATTACTCTTACATTTTTGTATGTACTAATTGTGTTCTTAATAATGTTTAAAGTTTCATCGGTTGATTTATCATCGATAATTATGTACTCCATTTCTCCAAAATTCTTCTGTCTTAAAACTGTGCGAATACATTCAGCGATAAACTTCTGGCCGTTATAAACACAAGTATAAATTGTAAGCCTTGGTAGTTTGTTTATTTTAATAAGCTTTTCGTTAGATGAAATGTGATTGATAACGCCGACCAAATCTAAATTCATTGGGATTTGTCGCATAAATGCCAAGTCTTCGGGATAGTCAATTAACAAACGATAACTTGACCTGTACTTTTCAGGAACTTCAAACATACAAATATTGTCGGTTATTTCTCTAACGGCGTATGAAATGTATTCACAGTCTTTGAACTTTTCAGACGCTTCTATGATCTTTTGACCTGATATAATTTCGAACCCTGATCCTTCGGTGAAGTGTTGTGAATAAAGATAATCAACTTTGCTTTCAAAATATTCATCTAACGCTAGACCAATAAGATTTTCATCAACAAATATTTTATCATGACAAATTCTTATGACATGTTTTATCTCGTGCTTCTTAACTACATTTGCCATTCTTTCAAGAGGATCATTGCAACCTGAATGCATGTGAATATTTCCGTATAGATCACTTAAATAATCGTAACGGCCATTATCTTCGGTAGGGTGGGCAATAAAAACACAAAAGTTTTTCAACCTATCTAATAAGTGTTCTATAACAGCTTTGTTTTCAAACTTGTAAAAACACTTCTCTTTAATTCTGCTTGATTTGGTGCGAGTACAAAGAACAATTGCGACATTAATCATTTTATGAATCCCATGAATATTTGTAATTTTCGTAACTTTCTAGTGATGAACAATTTGAACATGATTTGTATAAATCAAAAGCAGAACCGCGTAATAAATCGTGTCTTAATTCATTAAGACGATTATTTTCCCATATTTCTTTTAATTCAATTTCGATTCTGTTTGTAATTTTGTTATTCCAAATATTTCCAAAGTTAAAATTTTGGTCAACATCTGGGCAACAACAAGTAGCATTTCCATTTATATCAAAAATCAATCTAGCAAATGCCTGATAGCAAGGTACTCTTTTCTTTGGAATATCTTTAGATAGATTACCAGCCCCACTTGCCCGATTGCCAACACAATCCCTTATCGATATGCCCACGTTAGGCCATCTACTTTTTGCAAGCGTTTCCAAATCTTCATTCTCATTTAGTTTGGTGCGAACCATCTGGATAATAACTTCGTTTTCATCAGTAATATATTTGTTGTAAAAAGTATCAATGTTTTTAAGAATCGTTTCGAAGTCTGATCCATACCTTTGGGATATAAAAACAACTTTATCAAAGCTATCGAATGAAATCTTGATCTTTGTCTGATTCTTGAAAGCTAGAAAAATATCTTCTTTGTTTGGATTGAAGTTGAAATTTGAATTAGAAATCCTGTCAATAAAACCTAGGTCTTTTGCATGTTTTGTTATTGCGTAAAAGTTAGGATTGATAGTTGATTCGCCTCTCCAATTCAGTTTGATCGAGCTAACACCCATTTCTTTTGATTGGTCGAGTATTCTTTTGGCTGTTTCTATTCCCATCACACCTTTTTTAAAAGAAACCTCGTCTTGTCCGTGATAACAATACTGACATTTTTGATTGCACAAAGAGGATAATTCAAGGGTAACATCTAAAGGTGATTCTAGATTTAAATACTTTCCGTACTTATATTTCCATCGATAAATAAATTTAGAAAAGCTCATTTGTTAATTATGGTTTTAAATTTTATATTTCGTCAAGCTTTTAAAATATCTTCGTAGATTTTAATCAAATCAGTTTCTTTTTTTGTAGCATTCAATAAAACAACTCTGTCTAAAATAATTTGCTTAAGGTTGTATAAATCTTGTTGGGCCTTAATTTTGTCTTCATTTTTTTTCTTGACATCTTTTTCAGTTTGTATTTCAAGAGGGGTTTTTTCAACCACCAAATCACCCTCTTTTTTGTATAAAAAAATTCCGTCAACATTTGTTAGCAAAAGCTTATTTTTTTTACTTATATCTGACTCTTTTAGTTCCCATGCATTGTTTATAAAATAAGGTTCTAGTAATTCCTTATTAAAAATTGGTGCTTCAATATTGGTCGAGTCTCTTGGGTATAATGGGACTTTTTCTATAGGGTCAATTTGGCATTTACCAGAACCTAAGTATTTTTTTGTTTTTGGGTCGTATTGGTAATAAATCATAAAACTCCTAATATTTTATAAGAAAGTTAACATATGCATTAATCGGTCTGGTTTGTGAACCGTATCTGGGTGTGTCTATGGCCAGCGTTACCGCCGGATTACCAAGAACAGGAAAATATGACATTGTCGAGGTGGCAACATCATCTATAACGCGCTGGCCTCCTCCGCCTGTTGATGCGGTAAAAACATTTTTTTTACCATAAGTTGCTGTATCGGCATGATCATGTCCTTGGAATTGATCAAGCTGCGTAGAACCAACATTATCTCCACCAGCATCGAAATTAAATGTTGCCGTTGTTGTCGCGGCGGTTGATGTTAGAGAAAAAGTCAGTGCGCCCGTAGCGGTATTTATCGAAGCGATCGTACAAGTTGGAATTCCACCCGTTGCCCACGCTCTGTATCCCACCCTTAATCTTCCAACGGTTGCAGTTAAAAATCCTGACTGTGTCAGTGTTGCCGTGGTTATTGAGTGACTTTCGGTAAAAAGAGCTAAACTGCTTGATCTAGTTGATGCGCCTAAATCTCTTGCTACCCCAGCGTCCCTTCCCTCTATAAATCTTCCTCTTAAATCAGGGATATTGAAAGTTGTTGAAAGATTACCAGCACCCCAATATTCTTCTATGACCGAAAACATCGTGGCGTAGGTTGTTCTTGAAACGGCCGAACCATCACACATTAAGAATCCAGCAGGTGCAGACAATCCAGCGAAGGGAATTATTGCCCCAACTGGCGTAACTGCTAATTGTGATCCGTTAACATAAGGTGATTGATGCAAATAAAGATTTTCCCATTGATGAGTTAAGCTTCCAAGATCATGTGTATTGTGCGAAGCGGTTGCAGTTGCCTCTTCAATCGGGAAGAGATTACCTCTATGATTTGAAAAGTTAACATTAACTTCGCTCGCTCTTGCTTTAGTTCCTGCTACAAAACTATTATATGTTGTTATTGTTGTTGGCAATTAAACCTCCGATCCTGTAAATACTGTTTCAAGTTTATCTAAATCTATTTCAACCGACAAGCATGTCGTTTCTTTGTTGGTTAATTTAATCGGATTACCAATGTTGGCATCCCAGACAAGCTCATCCCAATCGACTATATCCCATAAAGAAAACGGATCAACTTCCGATGAATCATAACTAACTTTTACTTTTGATAAAAGTTCAATGTGTGGAATAAAAGTTGTTGTAAATTGCACATACCTTTGAAGGGAAGAAACATTGGTAAAAATATCGTTCGCAAGAGTATTCGCGGTGGTGCTATCAAGCCAAAGATTCTCTATTTTTAAAGTTCTTTGCCCTAAATTCCAGGCATCATTTCCACCAGCGACTTGCATGGCCACTTCTTTAACAACCGTTGAGGTAAAAGTATCATCATCGTTGAACTTTAGTTCAACCCTTGAGTAGTAATTAGAATATTTGTTCCCGTAATTATTTATTTTCTTAACTGTATGCCCATAATTGGGGTCAAAGCTTCCAACTCCAAAAAATTCATACGAAGTTGTCGAGGCGGTCGCCTTTGGAGCAAAATAAAACTTGCCGTCTTTGCTTGCATAAGGAGCAAAGCCTTCACATTCTGCAAGTTGAGTTATTATTTCCCAAACATTTTTTCCATAAACACCTTTTTCTTGTGATGGATTAAGCGCACCATAATTTGCGGTCGTTGTTGATATAACCCAATTAGTTGTTGTATCACCAAAGAAGGGACGAAAGACAAAAAAACCTGTTCCGTCGGTCTGATCTCTTAGCAGTTCTATAAAAGCACTCGCCGCCATTCCTCCCGTCGGTAATGCCGGATAAATTAAATTCTTAGCAGCGAAGTCAACGAATACTTGAGTCAACGGTTTGACGCTTAAATTGATTTGATTCTCGCTTGTAACATTCATGTCACCAGAAATAACTCCGGTAAAAATAACAGATGATGTGGGATATTCGTTATTGATCCAAATTCCATTAGCTCCCAATGTCGATTCAGTAAACCCTGCCTCTACTTTCAGAAGTGTTCTTTGTTGGCCAGCGTATCCATACCATATTGATGATTGATCATCCGCTGAATTATATTTCCCAGTATAGTTTGAAAGCTGCATACTTACGTTAGAAAATTTAAAAACGTTAACCCTAACATTATCTAGGGCCGTGCTAAATTTACCCCATTTTTGTACATCGGAAGTAATTTCTTGCCAATCTGCCTCGAATAATCCAGATGTTGCAAGTCTTCTTTTTAGATATGCCCTTCTAAAAACTTTTGAATTATTGCTTTTAATTTCATTTTCAATTGTCATTTAATCACCATGGGCACTCGTTTAGTTTTATATTTCCATCATGTCCGGCATCGATAGCATTGTCAGAATACTCCCAGAAACCGAAGTCACCTTCCCAAACTGTCTCAAACAAAACACCATTCCAGCCAGTAGTCGTTCCAAGTGCAGAAAAATATAGAGGTGCTTTTCTATCGTAAACATCTTCTAAAGATTTTACGCTTGAGTCAGATAGATTATTTAGCTTAATTTGAACATTCCATTTTTCAGAAATCTTTTGTAAGCGTTTTCCACCGTCTGAAAGGGTGTGAGTTATTCTAGTTGTGGTCTTGGCAATCTTATAATTTTTTGCTGATGGAATTCGAGGAAGTTCTAGCAATGATTCGCCTACGTATAAATATCCTAAAGCTTTTTCACTATTAGCAGTTTGAGTTTTTGTCATATAAAGCGAAACCGATGTGCAATCAGTTGGCGTTATGTTAAAAAATTGTGATGTTTCCGAACAACCTGTGTATGAGATAGTCGTCGTATCACCAGAAGCAAGTGGTAATGTTGTCGCAGTATTTCCATTATAGAAAATTTTAAATTCTTTTAGGTTATGTTCTTTAATTCCTATTCGATCTACCGTTAAGGTTTGAGAAAAACTAATTGTTAATATTTCAGTAGCAGTATCATCATTGTATCCAGAAGATACCCATTGCTTTGTTTTATCTGGATTAAATAGATTTGAAAAAGTAAGTGTTCCACTATCAACACTTATCATTGTGGTTGTATTTAAATAATTTCCTACTAAAAAATCCATCGATCCACCTATGTTATACTTGAGTCAAATGCTTGTGACTCATTACCTTGTCTTAATTTTAAAAGCTCTTTGTCTACTGCTAACGCAAATTCTCTTGCCTCTTGAGTGTTACCTAATAGCCCACCATAAGAATAAATATTTACAGTTGTTCCCATTCCACCAGCTCGATCAAGAGGTATTACCGCCTCGTCTCTTCCACCTTCTCCAATTGTCGCTTGAATTCCACCCTCGCGAGCTTTAACAATTCCACCCTCTGCTAGTTGGACACCTGATACTTTTGCAATTTGCATTGCTCCTGCTGCAATTACAAGTGGTGCTAGAATCGAACCAAGTATGGGGCCTAATGAATAGGCGGCCATTGCACCCTGTGCTGTATTGATCATAATATTCGCAATCGCCGCCGCCTTTCCAATCGTTGCCATTGACTTATTATGGGAGTCTTGCATTGTAGAAATTTGAGAGAATGTGCTTTGAAGTGTTGCGACCTGTTCACTGGCCATTATCTTTTTAAAATTACCTTCTCGAATTGCGGCATCCAATCTTACCTTGCTTTGAGCTGACTCAAAGGCGGTTTGATTAGTTTGCATCATGCGAAGTTTTTCTTCTTTTGATTTTGCTAGTTCAATTTCTTGTTGGGTATATATTTGACTTTGATTTTTCTTAGCGTCTTGCCTCATTTGCTCAAGAGCTAATTCGTTTTCTAATTCAGTTTGTTTTGCTGAATTAAAACTTTCTAATCTGACAATATTATTTTGAGCTTCTATTTCTTGCTTGCGCACATTGGAAGCTTTTATATTCTCTTCGTCTTTTTGTCTTAATACTTCTGATTCATTAACTCTTTTTTCTTCGTTTGCTTTTAGATCGGCGTTTATTTTATCAGAACCTTCTTTTAAAATTTTAGATACCTCGTTGGTTGCTACCATCGAGTCAGTTGTCCAATAACTAAAGGCTGTTTTAAATGCGTCTGCTACTCCATCAGCAACATCTTTGACCGCATTACCAACCGATTCTAATGGCTCTTTTACTACGCTATATAATTCAGTAAAGCCGAGTTTTATTACATTAAAAAAAGTTTCAAAAACTCCCTTAGTAACCGATATGGAATCATTAAGAACAGCAAACGCTTTACCTACTGCCGTTGTGGTGTCAGAAGAATCATTTAAAGCATAGGCCATATCCGTAATTGATTTTGTTATCGGTGCGATTATTGGAAATAATTTTCCTCCGATAATCTCAAATAGATCACTGATGGCATTATTCATTTGAGTAAATGAACCCATGCCTTTTGTCGCTGCCTCTGCTTGACCGCCAAATTTATTATTTAATTGTTGAGTAACTGCGGCGAGCTTTTCACTCTTGGAAGCACCAGCATCAAGCTCAATTCCGTTTCTTGCCAGCGCGTTTGTTTCTGTTCCAATTGATTTACCAACCATTTCGGCGGCGGCAGATAAATCCATCTTTTTTGCGGCGGCAAGATCAAGAGTAGCTTTCATTAATTCTTTAGATATTTCTGTTTGACCTAAATTTGCCTGCATTAAAGACTGTGCTTGAATTATTTGCTCATCACCAAATGTTGAAGTTCTTTGTAGGGCGGTCGCCATATCTAGATAATTTTTACTTAAATTTTTTGAATACATTCCATTTTGAACCATGGTTTGGTTCAGTGAATTGATAGCGTCTTCCTGTTCACCCCACGCACCTAGAACAGCCTCACCAGCAGATTTGAGCATACCCCATGCGGCCTTACCAACATTAATAGCATTGGAAAGATTAAGAAGCATTTTAGTAACGCCACCTATGGCCTCACTACCTGCTTGTTTTACCTTTAATAATAGGGTGGCTTCTTTGTCTGCCATTTTTAGCCTTCCTTGCTATTTTTTCGTCTTCCTCTAGCCCAATATTTATGACCAAACAATTGAAAACGAAGTCGCTAATACTTAAATCTTTTATTGAAGATGGTAAGACATGATATCTAGTCGCAATTCTGTCTATATCTAAGACTTTTTGCCTTGCGAGGTGAGTAGGGATAAGTTTTTTTTTCCGTATGTGTACGCCATGATTTCAGAGTACAAACTAATTGCCAAATCCCAATCATTTAAAAGATTATCAATAAGAATCTTTCCGTCTTCTTTTTTTCTACTAAATTCTGGGTAAACAATTCCGGCCATTAAAACGTCTATGTATTGTGATTTTATTCTTTCAGTGCTTATTTCGCCTGCTGGAGTAGCTCCAACCTGATAAGTGTCGAAAACAGCGGCAGCAACCTTTGCACCAGTGCAATGATCTAAAACATTTATTTTTTTAATCTTAAATTTCATTGAATGCACCTTAATTGTTTTCGTTGCATTCAAATGATCTTCAATACTTTTTCGTTTAAATGGCCAAAACATTTTTACTCCTAGTAAGAGGCTGTGCCATTGGTGATTATTGCTTGAACCGCATAACCAGCAATAGAACTATTGTCTCTTAAAACATCAAATGAAACTTCACTAACCAAAATTTCGTCAGGCCCACCAATTTCTGGATCGCCTGCATCTTTAATATAAACTTTAGGGAATACAATTTTGATTCCTTGTCTTGTTGCTGATCCGGCAAGTGTTGCGCCTAAAAATTCAAACTCTGCACTTAACTTTGTTCCGGCCAACATTGCATCATAAGCGGTCAACGTATCAAATCTCATCGTGGCGTTTAATTCAAATGTAGCAATTCCAACTGGAAGCACTTGAAGAATATCTGATCCTATTCTTCTTGATTCGTTATCGCTTTTTAAGCTGTTTGCTAATTTAAAATTAAAGTTTTGAACATGCCAGTATGAAGATGCGGTCAATGAACTAACTGTTCCCTCAACACTTAATCTTCCGCTTACAAATTCAAGGGGTGCTTTTTGTGTAGTGATCGTGAATACACTCGAAACATCTGCGCCAACGGTTGAATCAAGACCGACTAAACTTACATTCATTTTTAAAGCATCATCTAATTCAGCGGCAAAACTTAATTCGCCAACCCTACAACCATTATAAAGATAAACTTTTCCACTAGCAGAATTTCCCTTCCTGGCATTAAAAGTTAAACCTTTATATGTTTGAGCATCAATATTTCCTATCGGAAAAGTGTGAGTGTAAGCCGCGCCTGCTGTTACGGTTGCAGAGGAAACGCTCCCACCAAAAGCATTTTGAATAATATAATTTAAAGAGTCTTCGGTTGGATAATAATAGGCTTCAAATTCACCTTCAACTACTTTACCTAAAGAAATTCTATTTCCATAAGTTCTATTTCTGCAAATTTCTTCTAATATTTTTCCTTCTTTAGTTGTTTTAAAAGAATTGCTAAGAAAACAAAAATTTGCTGTTGTAGTTACTGCTGTACCTAAAGCTGTTTCCCTGCCAACTGCTAAATAAGAATCGGTCGAAACTAATGCGCCTGATCCCACCATAAAATACCTCTCAAGTTGTCACAAGAAAATTATAAGAATGTTTTCTTGCTATT